TCAGGCTGGAATATTGGAGATTTGTTGATTGATTCACATTAGCAAGACTATCGCGCCTGAATCTCATCGAGGCTGGAGGCAATGGCAGTAATACGTTAGTGCCTACCGGGTTGCCGTCTTTGTAAACAGTGCCCGTAAAATTGCTGCCAGCACCATAGGCCAGCATTGTGGCCGTGCCCGCCGAGACAATCACTCTTTCGTAGTTAAAAGTATCCTGCCCAGAAAAAATAGTGTTGGTATTGGTCGCAAGTGCCTCAGCCCCGTTGCCGTAATAGCCGACGCAATAGACCTCTTGATATGCAGCGCTGGGCGTTGTCAGGCCAATCAGACCGGCATCTACGGGGACGTTAATCGTTGGCTTGTTGTACAGGATTGGGTCTGACGCAATGTAAGTGGGCTGGCTTGCAGCAGTTGCTTGCACAGCGTGCTTACTATTGCCGCTTTTGTCATCCCACTGCGCAACGGTCGAGCCATTAAGCGTGATCGTGCCGGTATCAGACGCATCAAACCACATCGACACCACAGACGGGCCGAGCTGGGAAGGCGTCCAAAACCCAGCGCCAAAGAATCGCCGCCGGTCACGATGGCGAGTCAGCGGCCACATTTAGTAGCCCTCTCCGGCGATTACATGCAACGACCCGGTGCCAGATGACGTTACGTATGACAACACAGCATCGTCGTCAGACTTGCTTAGCACGATCTGAGTCGACGGCAGGACTGGGTAATCTGCTACCGTCGCCTCTACCCCGTCAGAGCTAATTCGCACGTAAGAAACTACTGACGTGGAAAAGTTAGTCAGCACAACCGACTTAGTCTTGCTCTGGAGCGTCAGCGATGCCGCCGTAGCCGTTGGCGCAACAGTGACGCCTGATCCGTAGTTGGGGGAGAATGGTGCCTGAATGGTCATAATGTCCTCTTAACCGACGCGATACCAGACGTTCGCAAGTCCGTCGAACCGCAATCTAAAAAACCCATTGGCTGATAACGAAGTGGGAGCGCCAGTGACAGTCGCGCCGTTACCGTTGATAGTGAGGGTCGACACGGTCTGAGTGCAGTTGACCAAGATCTCTTGCTTGTCGACGCAGTTTGCCAGCAACGGCAATACAAGCGTGCCAGCAGCAAATGCCCCAGTCGGCAGCAAGATCAACCAAACGCTATCAGGACCATTCAGGATCGTGACCGAAAACCCGGTGGCAGACGGAGCAGCGTATTGCGTGATCTTGTCGTCTGCCACAGAGGCATCGGACAAAATGAAGTCGCGCAGATTTGTCGCGGACACTTTGCGAGCGTCACCGTCCGCGCTTACATAAACCGGGAACAGGTCGCCGCCAGACAGGCCGTCGACGGATGAGAGCTGGTTAATCGTTGGCATTGTTGGCCCTTAGGTAAATTCAAGCGGGCCATCTGATCCCGCATCAATGTTAGGTGGCTGCGGGTATAGAAACGCGTTGTCTCGACGCCACGGCTTGGTGCCTGCGCCTGATGGCATCGTGTTGGGCAGAGCCATCTCTAGCGGGTGCGCAGCGCGGCTCAGCAGGACGTTGTAAGCCTGTTTGGCTGCGACCTTAGTCTCAGGTTGAACGGCCTTACCAATGCCCGGAGCCAATCTCAGCGCCAAGTTAGTGATGATCGCCTCGTTGGCCGAGTCCGGAACGCTCGACTCTGCGCCGATGTCGCTGTTCTCCGGGCTGCCTGGCAGGGGATACGACAGGCGTATGCCTTGACCGTTCCAAGTAGCCATCATGACATCGAGACGGCGCAGAGCGGCTTCTAGCTGCTCCGGGGATAGATCAAAGACGTAGGATGCAAGCCCCAATTCTTCGAAAGCTGCCGTCACGAATTGAAGCTTGCTGTATCCCATTATTCCCCCAGTGCCTCAGCAATCATTAGACCTAGCTTGCGGTCTGATGTGCGGCCGTCGAATTTTAACCCTAACTCGACCGCTTTGGCTTCTAATTCCTCGCGAGTAGGAGGCGCATCGTCATCAGGAACACTAACAGGCTCATCCACAACGACGGGCTTTTGTTTTGGCGCCAGCGCCTGTAATACGTCATCGGCCCAGCCCTCATCTAATGCAACCTGCCGCTCGTCGTCGTTGTGCACCAGCAGAGTGTCAAACTTGCTGCCGTCTTGACGGGCCTTGTCTGCTTTGCGGTAGACAAATGCGGGATATTCCATCGTCACTTAGCCTTTTTGGGCGCTTTGCTTGGCTTGCCGGCCTTCATGGCTGCCGTGCGCGCGGTTGATAATGCAATCGCAATCGCTTGCTTTTGCGGTTTGCCGGCCTTCATCTCCTTGGAGATGTTGGTCGAAATATTCTTTTTGGAGTAACCCTTTTTGAGCGGCATGACGTACACCTCAAAAAAACCCGAGAGAGTCGAAACCCCCTCGGGCTAAGCACATTAACCGATGCGATACGTCACAAACGTATTGGCGGCGGTCTTGCGGGTGCGGAACATGCCAGACGCACTCAAGGCCACGACCATGTTGCCGATAACCGTGTGACCGGTACCAGCAGCAACCGTGAACGCGTTAGTCGCACCGGTGTTGATGACCGTCCAGTCAAACGCCTCGTCAACCAAGAAATCAGACCCAGCGTCAGTCAGCGTGCCAGTCGGCAGCGTGCCAGTCACAGCAGCAGCGGTCGTCGAAGTGATGATGCCGTTGAGCAACTGAGCAATGGTCAGCGTCGCCGTCGTGTTAACAGCGATAGGCGTGGGCTGCACAGTGGCCTCGCGGCGGTCTTGCTTGACTACCGGTGCAGTGCCAACCTCGTATTGCACTTCGACGCCGCCCTGAGCTTCGATGATGATCTGAGCGCCACTGGCATAAGGACCAAAAACAGCCTGGGAACTGTTGACGGTGCCGACCGGAGCGGTCCTGTCGGGGTAGTTAGGGAAACCGACTAGACGCGATACGACTGCATAGCCTTGGCTATACACGGCGATCGATTCACCGGCCGGGATAGTGACCTGTACGGTCCCGTTAGCAGATAACAACATGATGTTTAATCCTTATTTATCAGGGCTGGCCGAACATGATGATGCCGGACATTTCAGGCTGCTTGTTCACCACGCCAAACAGGGTATCGATCCGGAACTTGGTCTTCATGGTGTTGATGTCGTAAAACTTCGTCATCACCAGTTCAATGCCTTGATCCGTCGATCCGCGCATCACAGCAACGCCCGCGTTATCAGGCACAGCGTACCGGCCCGGCAGGATTTCGATGGCGTCCTTCTGCCAGAACGGATTCATGGCAGCGGTGGCGGTGTTCAAGAACACCAAAGCAGCGTTCGAGGCGGTCGCGCTGAATGCCACGTTCTGATACTGCGCTTCAGCATCCGTGCCACCCTGGTTGCTGATGATCGGGGGCGAGACAACCAAGGTCGTCGAAGACGGGACCGAGATAACGCGGAAGGTCTTCAATTGGCCAGTGCCGCCTTTGGTGATGTGGTGCACAGCCTCGCAGTTAGCGATCGTGAACGAATCACCAGCAGCGACGTTGGTCGTGCTCGAAACCGTGATGGTTTGAAAACGGTTATCGACGTTGCCAGACTCACCAGTCACGCTAACAGTCGTGGCCTTCGGAACCCAGTAGTTACCAGCAGCGGTCAGCGTCGACATCGTGATACCGGCGCCACCGGCGGCTGCGGTCTTACGCACAGCGTAATCGAGCTTGTAGGTCTCAAACGAGGCCACGGGGCCGACATAAGCGGCACGTAAGGCTTTGTCAGAGATCTCATTGCCGAACGAGCGGGTGCTGACAGCAAGGTTAGAAGCCATGCCGTTATAGTCGCGAGTCGACAAAGCAAGGTAACGGTCGCCGAACACCACGCCCTGCTCGTTGAAAATCGCTTCGCACTGGGCCACATCGTCGAAGCCCGACGCAGCGGAAGTGCGCTTGACCACCAAAGCGCCTTGCTGAGCGGCGACGTTCATAACGGCCACGTTGATATCGCTAGCAAGTTTCTGCTTGGCAGCGTTACCGAGCCGGCCTTCCTGCAGAGCGTCGCGCAGTTCGGTGGCGGTCATCGTCCAAGGCACGGCCTTCGAGAAGCCAATGGTCGCGGGGACCGACAACTGAGTGTAGTCGTCAAAGTTGGTCGTCTGGTCGGTGCCGTTGTACGACGTGGCGATGTAGGGCTGCGGACGCCACACAATGTTGTTGGTGCGCTCCATCATCGACTGGTCGGTGTTGTAGACCGCGACGTTTTTGGAGAGGATCAGCG